TAGATTTACGAGCAGATGCACCGTTACCTGAACCTGCACTTGCGTCTGTTTTACCTGTAAGGTCTAGTTCCATGTCTCTTTTAAGTTCTTTACCTGCTTTAGCAATTTGGTAAGCAAGTTCAGAATTTCTTCCTGCGTTGTCTACTGCTTCTTGTGTGCCTGAAACCATAACAGGTTTGTACGAAATCTGTGTATAGTTGAACACTCTTGAAGTAGCAGATAATGCAGCGCTTGGAGAGTCATCACCCTCGATTTGAGCATTAGATGCAGCAGCTGCCAAGCTGTCTGTTTGCCATTCATGCTTTACAGCACTAGCAGCGCCAGTACCGATTGAAGACATAAATGGTGTATCTGTTGGAGAAATGTCATAGATTACATTTTGTAAGTCTTCACGACCACCAACGGCATCAAATGTTTCAAATGTATTTGATAGTTGTGCCATTATTTACACCTCTGTGTTTAAGTTAATTAATAAAACTAGCCAAGCATAGATTCAATATACTTTGCAGCATCATTGACTCTGCCTGATTTTCTAGCTTTGGATTTTAATTGCTTAACACGCTCAGATTTAACCTCACCTTTAGAAGTAGATGTTCCAGGTTTTTGTACTTTAGGTACTACCTTTTTCTTTTTATTTGCAATCTTTGCATTTAAAAGATTTTCATACTTCATTGCATCGTGAAGAACTTGTATGCTTCTTGCATCTATTAACATACTTATTTCCTGTTCAGAAAAACCTTTAGCCATAGCATAATTTTTTATGTCTGACTTTAGTTTAGTTCCCTTTTCAGGGTCATTCCATTCAGGTAATTTTTCAGTTAATATTTTTAACTGTTCTTCTCTTTGTTGCATTAACTTACTTTGCATTTCTTTTTGCTCTGCTTCTTGTGCTTTCGCTTTTTGATTTGCAATTTTTATTTTATTTTCTTCCAAATCACGCAGTGCATCTTTACGTTGCATGTAAGCTAGTGGGTCTTCTTCCTTGAGTTTTTCCAAATCTTGTGACTTAAGTTGAGCTATCTCATAGTCTGTAGATTCTTCCAACTGCTCAAGTGCCTGTGTGTATCGCTGTCTTTCTTGTTGAGTCGCAGTAAGCTCATCTTCTACTTTTTTTGCGTTGCTCAGACAATACTTGAGTTTTTTGTATGTAATCAGAAGTTCTGCTATACCCATCTAATAGTTCGTCTTGGGTCACTTCTACTTCCTTGCCGTTTACTTTTACGGTGAAAGTTCGTTCCTCGACTTCCTCTTGTTGAGTATCATCAGATATATCTTCAGCAGTTAATTCATTTGAATCTTCTACTTCTGTGTCAACTGATTCGGCAACTTCCATTGCCTGTTCAGAAACATCTTCCTGAGTTTCTGTTACTTCTTCAGATTCTTGGATTTGCTCCTTTGGAGTTTCCATTAATCCTAGAAGTGCTTCTTGTGCTGACCTTACGTCAGTCACTGGAATTCCTTTATGTGTACTTTCTTTTGTTATGTTATCATCTGACATTTTTAAGTTCCTCAATTAATTTTAATAAATGTTTATTTAGTTTTGATATAACTGTTTCAGGGTCATATCCTGCTGCATTACAAACAAATACAAAATCTTTATTATTTTTGTTAAACCAACTTCTTGCATCGTCTCTATATCTAAGTAAGTTTCTTTTTTCTCTTGCTTGATTATGAGTTATTTGCTTATATTGGTTATCAACGTATCCGTAGTTTTTTCTACCTCTACGATAAATAAAAAAGTCTTGTTTCTGAATTAAACAATCTTCTACTCCTTGTAATAAAATTGCAGAATAAAGACGTTTGATATTTTCATCAGGAATGTTTTCCTTTAGTTTTGTCATTTCTCTTTATTTCTTTCTTCCTCTAATATTTGACCATTTTCTATGGTTTGTACTAAAGTATTTTTTATTTCAAGGATTGCTCTTTGTTTATGGTAAAGAGACTCTCTTGCTTCAGTATCTTTAATTTCTGTAGATATCCATTGTTGATATCCATTATTAAGTACACTGTTAAATGCAGCTACCATTTGAGGATTCTCAAGTAATAACTTTGCGTCTTGTCCTGCCTTAATGGCAGCTTCTTTTTTGTCTTCCATTTATATTTTCCTGTAATGCTATCCATACGCACAGGTCTAGGTCCTCAAACCATTTTGAGTCTATCTGTTTGTGTGGGTCTAGTTAATTACTGTTGGAGTGTTTTTTCTAAATATTCCTGACTAAAATGGTCAGGAACTTTCTTTGTGCCTTTGAGAAACTTGCGTATATCATTAGGACTATGTCCTATCTTACGATGAAATTCCTCGACAGAAAGTCGGTTTTGTAACATAAATTTTTCTAGTTCTTCTTTTTTCAAATCTGTTTTAATTTATCTACTGTTGGATTCTTTTGTTTAAATTCTTTTGCTAAATCAACATGAGCTAACCTAGAAGATTCCCCATTAGTATAACCTATATTTATGTAATGGTCATATCTATTTGAATAATATTCGCTTCTATGCTTTCCCTCGTCTTTTTTTGAACGTTGAGACATAGGTTGGTTTACCTCCTACACCTTGTGTTTTAGAACGTTTTCTAGAAACAGCAGATGCTTTCTCTGATGCAGACATAGTTTTTGCTTTAGATAATGGTACGCACTTAGGATATTTTCTTTTACTACCCTTTGACCTACCACAGGGTTGATATTTACCATTCTTTTTAGGTGCGCCAATATCTACCCATTTTTCTTTTACCCATTCTTTAAGCCCTTTTTTTGCCATTACGTTTTCCTTTAGAAGATGCTTTAGGTTTTATTCTTCCTGAACAAACACCTGATGCATACATATTGGCATAAGCACTTGGATAAACTTTAAACTTTCTTTTGGCAGCAGCTTTGCCTTTAGCGCATAACTTAGCCATTAGTATTTCTTTTTAGTTCCTTTCATCTTCTTGCATTTACCTTTGCAGGTCTTACATTGTTTACCAGTTTTAGGACATTTCATTATAGTAACCTCAATATGTCGTTAAATTTATCACTCATTAAAACAAAAACAACTATAGCTCCATAAGCTATATATTTAAATCTAAACATTTCAGTTTTAATTTCTTTAACTTCAACTTTTACATCACGCATATCTGCTTCTATGTGTGCAAGATGATTCGTCTTGATAATGTGTATATCTTGTTTAAGTAATTCTATTTCTGTTTCAATATTCTTGTTGCTCATGCTAATGGTAACCTTGCCTTTTTGCGATACTTGTCAAGAGCAATAGCTACTGCTTGGTCTTGTTTGTATCCCTCATCCTTGAGTTGTTTTATTTTGTTTGAAATTAATTTTGCTCTGTCAGACTTGCCATGTCCTTTATATTTTGGAAAAGACATTAATCGTCTCCTATCTTCACAGGTCTTTGTTGTGTAGCTTCAAGTGCAATTTCCATTTCACCTTGTTCTAATTTTTGTTGTTTAAGTTGTAAGTCTTGTTGTTTAATCATGAAGTTAACTTGAGCTTCACGTTTCTTCAATTCAAGTTCTTGTTGTTTCAACTTAGTATCTAATTCTAATTCAGCAGCTTGTAATTGTAATTTTTGTAATTCAATCTGACCTTTTTGCATATTAACCTGTTCATCTACTGTAGGTTGTGGTGGTTGTTTAGGTGGCATCATTTCAGGATTAGATATAAACTGGTCTGTGTTTTTATATCCTGATTGTGCTATATATTCACTAATAGCATTGTATAAGTTCTTAGGTGTAACTAATGTACCCATACCACCTTGTTGTACTAATGTTCCTAGTATCTGCATAATTGATGACATTGTTGTCATTTTACTTTGTTGGTTACCACTACCAACACCAACATTAACTACACAATTTAGTTTATCTTTCCATCTTGATACATCAATCGGTATAAACTTACTATTGAGATAAAACATTTTCTTTCTATCTTCGTACTTCTGTACTAAAGCATATATGTTTCTGAATAAATCTTTGATACCTGTCTCTGCAAATATACGAGCTATTAACTCTACACGTTGCATTGCAGACTCTGTTGCTGCTGAAACTGCACCTGATGTTACGTGAGAAGTTAATACGTCAGGATTTAGACCTTGTGTCATCTTAGATACACCACTCCTTTCTTCTCTGATGTTATCAAGGTATTGAACCATTTGAAATGCATATGGTTGAATCTGTGGAGTAGGTAGCGCTGTTACAGCATTAGGACTTCTCATTCTTACAATCCCACCTGGACGTGATGTAAGTAAATCATCTAGTTCTACTTGTCCTGCAAGTACAGCATATCTTGCGTTATTGGTTAAATACATATTATCCAATAGGTTACGCATGATTGTTGATTTAATTAGTTGAATATCTTTGACAGTATCAGCAATAGACATGCCATAAAACTTATGTGGTATAGGCATAGGACAGATAGCTGAGAAAGGAATCATGTCGATTTCTTCGTTATCTAAGATGTATTGTCCACCTTTAGTAATCTTTCTAAGTTCTGCTACACCATCTCCATCATAGTCAATTTTTATGTAACATTCGTCTATCCAAACCTTTTTGTTTGCCCCTTTACCCTCGGATGGTGGGACGGAATCATCATCATAGCTAAATCGTGCTAATCTTTCTTCGTTTAATTCTGCTTCTGATTGTGCGTATCCTGGTAAATCATTTACAATGTTTGGGTCATAACCCTCTTTGATTAAATCACTTACAGATTTCTTAACCCTATGACAAACAAAGTCTGCATCTTCTAATGATGTTGCTCTACGTGAAACTAAAAATTCTTCAGGTGGTACAGATACTACTCTAACCTGTCCATATCCTTTGTAGCATTTAGCTTTAACATCATGCTCTACTACTTCAGGACTAATCAATGTACCGAAATCATCAACAACTGCTTTCTGAACTACCGTCTCTGTATGTTCTATAACTTCATAGTCATCATTTGCTAGTATAGATTGGTATTCTATCTCAGTTAGATTGGTATAAGTCTCTGTATGGATGTCTTCTTTTTGCTCCCAGTAATGTTTAATTATTCCAGTCTTGCTTATAAGTGCATCTTTAAAGGCATCATAGAGGACCTTAAACCCGTTATTTTGGCGATTAAATACATAGTTGCAGTAGTCAGTAGCTTGTTGTGCCATTTCCTCGTCTTCTGGACCTTGTGGCTCGAATTCAGCTATGTTGTTGTGAGTAGTAAATATACGCATCAATGATGGCATAATGTATTCAACTGTATCTCTTACATCAGTAGTTACAATTTCAGAACGACCATCTATCTCATTACCAAATGGCTCACCCAAATAATACTGCATAGCTTCTTCTCTTTGATTAGATAGCTCAGTATTTGCGTACCCAGTTGCTCCTTGAATCTCTGAATCTAATTGTGCCGACAGTTCATCGTCACTTATCTTTTTTGGTTCTTTTGCCATTTGATTCCTTTAGTTTTTTTAATTCTTCTTGCAACTCAGCTACTTGATTTTCTAAGTCTCTTAGCTTGTATGCCATTTGTGTAGGCGATGCTACTAGATTTTCCATTAGATGGAATATCCTTTTTTCCTTGAAGTTTTGATACCGTGCTTTTTGTGAGTCTTTTTCATTCTATTCAAATACTCTTGCATTGCTTTTGTTTTAGATTTAGGTTGATTAGTTTTTTTAGCTTGACTACCACCTGTTGCTTTCAATGCTTTAACTGCTTTTGTTTTAGCAGATTTGTTTGCAGCATCCATTAATTTTTTATATGCACCTGCACCTGCTACGTTTTTAAGTTCTGCTCTTTGTTTTTTAGCAGCACCTTTTGGGTTAGTCATTAAGTTTTTTAACCACTCTGACATTGTTGTCTCCTATATTATTGCGACCTTTGGTCCGAGTCTTCCTTTGCTATTCCACTTAGAAGTCTCTGTTGTTGAATGTCTTAGACTCATAACTGCATAACGAGTAGCAGACATTAAGTCGTCCTTTAGTTTTACTATCTTACCATCCTTACGATGATATAATCTGTATTCTTCAAACCACTCATAACAAGTGTTGAAGACTTTAAATCTTCCTTGTTCCATGCGAGATAACATATCCATTATCCCTGCTTCTACACTGTTACCACCTTTCTTC